CCCTATCTTCGTAGGTATTGAGCAATTTCATTAAAATACACCTATCCAATTAATGCTGAATATAAGCGAAAATTTTATCATCCCAGACAATTTAGCTATAGATATAAAGATAAGATTCCGCATTGCGACACCGCATGAGCCCATTCAACCTCCGTCCACCAGCCCATACCTAACGCATTAACTGGTCGGGCACTTCACCATGAGTCTGACAATTAACCTTTCTGCGCAACGTCGAACACTGCAACGCTTCTGAGCCTAAGTTGTAAGTGAACGATACAAGCGCATCAAACTGGCCATCGGTAAGTGGAACCTTGGTCAACCTCAGAACAGCACGCTCGGCTGATTCGACATTTATCCGAAGTAAGGCCTCTGCTTCTTCCTGACTAATTGTTTCAAACGTTTCATGGTCACGAACCAAATGGCCGTAACCAATCGTCGGATAACCTGCTGGGCAGATATAGACTGTCGAGCGGAAACCTTCGAATCGCTTGATCAGATCTGGCCCTTCCTGGGTAACGTGACGCATATTACTGCCCTCTGGCCTTAGCCAAAGCTCGTTGGTCGAACCAGAAGCTCATCACCGCTGCAAACAATGCTTGCGTTTCTGGGTCCCAGATTTGCGGCAAGGCAATTACGAAATCTAAGCCTTGATCGAAAACCAACACATACAACGCGCAGATTTTAATGACGGTGAACAATAGGAAAAAAGCGTAAATGATAATCGATCGTACCAATGACCTAAGACCATCTACCCACTTAATACCTGATGGCTGACTATCATGTTTGAGCAATGCCAGACTTTCATTGATATCAGCATTAACGGTAATTTCTTCTAGACGCTGGTTATGACCAAGGCGCATTTGCTCCATTTGTCGATCGAGAATCTGTAGCTCGTGTTTTTTATCCTGTTTGTCTTGTCAGATTTTTAGTAAGTCTGGAAAGACACTGTAGATAAAGCCTAGTAAACTTCCTAATAGTGTCAGCATGTTATTATCCTCCGAACAGTTTTAATTTGATGGCGGCGCCGAGCAACAAGGTTGCCAAGATGCCTGTGGTGGCGACTTTGATAACGGTTTGCCATGCGGTGCGTCTGGCATCACGCCAAGCATCAAGTAAGTCTCGAAGCTCTCGTATATCCCGAGCAGCATGGCCGTTTTCTAAACCAAGGTGAGCGAGTACCCGTTCGGCGCCACGCTCTGCTGCGCTATTCAACAAGCTTTCAAATTCATCTTTCGGCACAACCACCATGCAGTTATCTTTTTCTTTGACTGGTGTCATTTACAACCTCCTAAAATGGTCGCTCTTTGCCATCCATGACACCGCGACATACCGTATTTCCGTATACATAAAAAAACCGCCGTAGAGGCGGTTTCAACAATCAACAATGTTCAATTAATTATTGGGAACTTCAGCATCACATCGGGTTTGCAGTCCACTGGAATCCAGTTGGTGCTCAACACTGTTAATGACTCATTCGCCATCAACCGGATCGCGTATACCTGCAATACGAATCTTTCCTTCGGCTTGTAGCTCGGGCCTGCCGAGTAATGTTAGCGATAGCGTGGCAGTGCCTCTGAGTAAGCTTTGTAGTTTAGCTGAAGCTGCCCTTGTCGCTTCTTAGGTATCGTTGTAGGTATGGCGAATGGCATAGACCGGATCGCCATCACCGACCAATACACTCTGTTTTTCCGCTGTGTCATTGTCGTGTCAGTAGGCTTTTACGGATTGATATTTACCGCGCTCTGCTTGTGTCATACGGTGCCGAGAAATTTGGTGCTTTGGCATCTCAACTAATATCAACTGCTGCCCGGTGGCCGACTTGGCTTCGCCTTTGGAAACAAATACCAGAAAGCCTGCAACGGGTTTACTTACGGCGCCATGTTGCCGGGCTAAGCGTGTCAATAAGTGCAAGTCAGATTCATTGCTTTGGTCGATGTGCTCTATAGCGATTAAAGCCAATTACCCAGATATCTTTGCAGATAAACCATGCTCGCCTGCAATCGTCTGTACCAAAGCACCCAGCGTAAGGCTATTCCAACTGCGGGTTTTAGGCGCCTTGATTGAAGCGCGCATATCCGCTGCTTTGCCACGAACTGTGATCGTGTTTGGTGGCCCTGAATATTCGATGTCATCAACGATATATAAACCCATGCGGGTCAATTGGTTTTGATCGGTACCTAAAGAAATTTCCAACTCCGCGCCATGGCTCGGCCATTGTATTTGTATATCACGATCGTCCAGTTGAAGCTCAATCGTATCCGATTGATTGCCTGCCTCGTCGGTAACGCGAAGTGATAACAGACGACCTCGGATTGTGTCTGTGATGTCTTGTTGGTTAGCCAGAATTCTAAAACTTGGTCGCATGTATTAGCTCCATAGACGAATAGTCTCTTGGCTTCGGTTTTGCTCCGATAGGTTCGGTAGTTCTATTAATAAGCCAGCGGAATAGACTGGACCAATATTAGCAAGACCAGGATTCGCAGTTAAAACAGACTCAAGATAACCATCTGCTTGGCCATAATACGATAAGCAAATTGCATCCAACATATCGCCATCGCGCGTTCGATAAGTCGCCATTAGTTATCCGCTCCGTAATTCACAAGTTTAAGCTGGAAGCTTTGTTTAAGCGGTTGACCATTCTCCTGAAAGAACGATTGTCTCTCATCAATTTGAGTAATCACCCATTGCCCTCAGACAAAACCTAATCCATCCACCAGCAACAACGGTTGCTCTTTGCTAGCTTCAGCACGCATGGTATCCGGCTGTTCCAACCCGCCTTTAAAGTGCGGGTAGATCAAACCACTAAGCTCGATCGACTCTTCACCGGCTTCTACAAATTGCAGGGCCGGTCGACGTTGTAATCGCTCTTGATAAGCAGCACTATCGATGGAAAATCGGTAGCTGCCTAACGCCATCATGATTTCGCTCATTGCACCACCTTAGCTTTCATCATAAAGGGCTCCTCGTTGATGGCTTGCCGCTCGCGCCTCTCGTTGCTCCAGTGCTTTTTGAACTTCACCAGCAATGGCTCGTTCATCCATACCGGGTGTAGCATGAATGGTAATAGGCGCATTAATACTGACCGATTGTTGGTTATGAGTAGCAGCGCTTACTGCTTGAATTTGTGGTAGTGCATCGACCGTTGAATCCGGCAATGCCATTGCAGGTTGCGCTGCTAGCGATGCACCAACGGCAGCTGTAGCAAAAGCTTGCGTTTATTACCTGAAGATGGCGCATCAGCAGATTCATCACCGCCTAGCCAACCAGAAACAGCGTTCCAGGTATAACCTAATAACTCGAAAGGCTTTGCTAGTAAGTCCATCTTGCCTAGTAGCCAATCCACGGCACCACTGGTAATATTTTTTACACCGCCACATAAGCCTGAAAAGAATTCACCGATAGGTTTCCAGTATTTAATCAGCATAAAAGCTGCGCCAGCTAATGCGGCAATACCCACGACAATAAGCCCGATCGGGTTGGCAGTCATGGCAACATTCAGCGCCCATTGCGCTGCGGGCACGACTCCCATTCGAACAGCGGATAAGGCCGATAGGATATTCATCCGCGCCATGCCTAATTGCGCCATGGCGATACCAGCACCCAAGGTTCGGTATGCGGCCACTAAGCTAAGTACACCACCCTTTAAAAAAGTGAACGCATAAGCGCCAGCGATAGATGTTACCTTCAGTGCGACTAGTCCCGCTGTTGCACCGACAATAACTTTAGTAAGCCATGGATATTCTTGCGCGGCACCAGATACCCCGCTGGCCATTGCTGCAAACAGCTGAGTGCCTGCGGCAATGGTTGGTGGCAATAAACTGCCAATACTGATCGCAACACTTTCAAGTGCGCTGCCCAATCGCTTCAGGCTACCCGCTGTGGTGGCACTCATCTTTTTAGCCATGGTATCGGTGGTGCCTTTCGCTTGCTGTAACTGCTGGATATAAGAATCCAACGCACCGAAGCCAGCTTGTTTGAGCAATTCTGTTAAACCTGCGGAAGCTTCTGAGCCAAAGATTTGCTTAATGGCTCCTGCTCTTTCAGCAGACCATAAGCTTTCGGTGGCTTGCGCTAGTTCCTGCAATAGTTCAGGAACCGAGCGTAAGCTGTCACCCAAGTCCTTAACTTCAACATCTAAATTGGCTAAGGCATCCGCAGCGACCTTGGGCGGTGCTGACAAACGTAAAAACGCCGCACGTAATGCGGTACCCGTCATGCTGCCCTGAATACCAACATTACCCAACAAACCTGCCATCGCAGCAACTTGTTCGATACTCGCCCCAGCACTACTGGCCACAGGGGCTGCATACTTCAGCGTATCGCCAAGCATCTGCAACGTGGTATTAGATGTAGTGAACGTGGCAGAAAGCACATCACCCACACGACCCATCTCATCGGCTCTTAGAGAAAAGCCACTTAAGATATTGGATGCAATATCTGCGGTGCCCGCTAAATCACTACCAGCCGCTTGGGCCAAATTAAGCATGCCCGGCGTGGCCGAAATGATCTCATTGGTTTTAAACCCCGCCATACCCAAAAAGGTCATGGCTGAAGCCGCTTCGGAGGCTGAAAACTGGGTTGTTTCACCCAAACGTCGAGCCGTTTGTTCGAGCCCTAAGAGCGCATCATCACCAGAGCTGGTAATAGCGCCTAAGCGCGCAATGGATTGCTCAAAGTTCACCGCGATGCTCACCGGTGCTACAACCGTTGCCCCTAGTGCCACTGCATCAAATAACTGACCACGCAAGTCTGCGCGCTGGGCTTTATTGGCCTCATGAGCGCGCATGGCCTGATTCAGTTTCCGATATTTTTGGCTGAGGCGTTCAACCGACGCACCTAATCGGGCGTTATCACCCATCAGGTTTCTGCTGGATACTCCCGTTTGCTGTAACTCACGTCGGCTTTGTTGCAGACGATCTCGCTGCTTACCTAAGGCTTGAGAAAGGCGTTCTGTTTTACGCTTTGCCACTTCAAAGGATTGCGTCAGTTGCTTGCTGGGTTGATCGGTGCTGGCAACCTCTCGTCGCAATCTGGATAACTCTCTGCTTGCAGCCTCATAGGCAACCCGAGCCTTCCCAACACTTGCTTCACCTAACTC